TTTCCCTAAATTATGGAATGAGGGAACAGTTACCTTTCAACCATTCTGGACAGTAACAGGAACAAATACAGGCACAGTTGCTTGGGGATTATCAGCAGTAGCTTTTGCAGACAGTGGAGATATTAATACAGCTTTTGGAACTAATGTAGTTACAACAGCTAAAGCTCACAGTGGAACATCAAACGACTTAGATGTGTCAGCAGAAAGTGGAGCAGTAACCATAGCTGGAAGCCCAAGTGTTAACGAAATGGTTTTCTTTCAAATTATGAGAGATGTATCAGCAGATGACCAATCAGGCGATGCAAGACTTTTAGGAATTAAATTATTCTTTACAACAGATGCACTAACAGATGAGTAGGAGATTAGATGTTTGGATATAGAAATTTAGGATTTGGTAGTTTTCCGAATAGAGCAGCAGCATCAATTCCGATAACATGGGAAAGCACTGTAACATCAGCTACACACAATGATAAAGTTGCATTTTATTGGACAGGTTTTGATACTAGTACCCCAGGAACAGGAACAGCAATAGGAAGTGTGGGAGATAACTCAATAGATGGAATGGTCGGCTCTAATAGTGGTGGCACAGTAACCATAATATCATGCGTATGGTCAAATTTTAATCCACCAAGTGGCAACAGATATGTTTTTGGAATTACATTAGTGGAAAGTGGGAGTGCTAACCCAGGGCAAACAGGTTGGACTTCTTTTACTTGTAATGGCACTACTTTTAATAAAAGCGATGCTGACTTTAATCGTAGTCGTGTTGCATCAGGTTACGGCTCTTTATCAGATTATTCTGATTTATATGCTTATACTTGGGATACAGCAAGTGGTGGTAATCCTTTTGGTACTACGAGTGCAACAACAGTAGATGTAAGTATGAGTAACGAATGACTATAACAGTAGAAACAATAACAGAATTAGATGATGATATTTTCAATAGTTTATACGCAGACAGTGTAGATGACTTAGGTGCTGGTAGTATGTTATTTCCTAAAGAAATGAATGCTGATGAAAAAAAAGCATGGACAAAAGAAAAATTAAACAAAGACATTAAAGTATTATGGAAAGATGATAGCACTCCATTAGCTTATGGCAATGGTTATGTTTTACCTACTTATGCTTATTATGAAAATGGAGATTATACACAGACAAAACATAGTTTTACTAATTTATTTTATTTTAATACAGCAGTTATGGGAAACCTTAATGGCAATAAAAATTGGATAAGAACTTCCGAGTTATTTACAGCTATGAAAAATTATTTAGTAAGCGAACATTCAGTAAATGGAATGTTAATAGAAGCAGTAAAAGGAAAATCCTTAGGCTTGTCTTTTAAACAATCACAAGCAAATGGAGTTTGTCAAGGCACATATAGTATTAATAGTCATGGTGCGACAGATTCACTAATATGGATTTATTAATTATTTATAGGAGAAAAGCATGGGCTTAGAAACAGGAACATATATATCGGACTTAAATAGCTCAAACCCAGTAGCTGGAGACCCAGTTAATGAAGGTGATGACCATATAAGATTGATAAAATCAACAGTAAAAGCAACATTCCCTAGTGTTAGTGGAGCAGTTTCTTCTACGCACACAGAATTAAATTTATTAGATGGTGTTACAGCAAACACTACAGAATTAAACTATGTAGATATTACAACATTGGGTACAGCACAAGCATCAAAAGCAGTAACTGCAGATGCTAATATAGATATTACAGGTGTAAGAAATTTAACTTGCACAGGAACTATAACTATAGGCTCTAACACAGCAACAACTTTACAAGCTGTATATCCTGTAGGTTCTATTTATATTAATGCAGCAGTATCAACCAACCCTGCTTCATTATTAGGTTTTGGAACTTGGGCAGCATTTGGTGCAGGTAGAGTTATAGTAGGTTTAAATGCAGCAGACAGTGATTTTGATACAGCACAAGAAACTGGTGGTGCTAAAACGCATACATTATCTACTTCTGAATTACCATCGCATACTCACACAGCGACCCTTATGGGAAATGGTGAAGATGAAAACCAAGATTTGCCAGCAGCAGGTGATAACACTAACCCAAGCAGAACAATGACAACAGGTGCTACAGGCGGTGGCGGAGCGCACAATAACTTGCAACCATACATCGTTGCATATATGTGGAGAAGAACTGCGTAATGGCAACCCTTCAAATATTAAATCCGAAAGGAATGATTAAAGATACGAATAATACAGTATTGCCTAATGAGTTTTTTTCACATACACAAAATGCAAGATTTGAAGATAATGCAGCTAAAAAAGTATTAGGACAAGACCAAGTCTTTGGAACACCTACAGTAGCTCCTTATTTTGCTTTAAACTGGACTACAGGTGCTAACAGTTATTGGTTTTATGCTGGTTCAGCTAAAATATACAGATACAATGGCTCTAGCCATGAAGATTTTACAAGAGCATCAGGTGGAGATTATTCTACCAACTTAACCTCTTCAGGTAATTGGACAGGTGGAATATTTAACGGATTAGCTATTTTAAACAATGGGGTAGATGACCCGCAATGTTTAGCTACCACAGGTGCTAGTGCATTTACAGATTTAACTAATTGGCCAGCAAGCACAACTTGTAAAGTAATAAGACCTTTTGGTAATTATTTAATAGCTTTAAACATGACTGAATCTTCTGTTAATTTACCTAATAAAGTTAGATGGGGAGATGCAGCAGAAAACCTTACACTACCTAGTTCTTGGACAGCAGCTAGTACAAACGATGCAGGTTCAGCAACAGTAGGCGATGCAGGTGAATTTATTGTAGATGGATTTCCACTTAAACAATCTTTTATAATATATAAAGAAAACACCACATATATTATGACTTTTACAGGTGGTAATTTAGTATTCGATATTAAGAAACTATTTGATGACTCAGGTGTTTTATCAAGAAACTGTGTAGCAGAATTTAATGGTAGACATTTTGTAGTAACTAATGGCGATTTAATAGTCCACAACGGAGTATCTAAAGACTCAGTAGCTTCTAATGTTATTAAAAGAACATTATTTGAAGAAATAGATGGTACTAATTATGCAAACATATTTGTAACACATAACAAGCAAAAGAATGAAATATGGGTATCTTACCCAACAGTAGGCTCAACTTATTGCAATAAAGCATTAATATGGAATTATAAAACCAATTCATTTAGTTTTAGAGAATTACCTGATATTTTACATATAGCAACAGGTATAGTAAATCCTGGCGCATCAGCAGTTGTATGGTCAGGACAATCGCAAAGCTGGATAGCTTACAGCACTACTGAGAACTGGGGTCAAAGAAACTATAATCCTACAGAAACTAGCATATTAATGTCTAGCACAGGAGATACTAAACTCTATAGAGGAGATAATGGATTTGACTTTGCAGGGAATAATTTTACTATGATTTTAGAAAGAAAAGGATTAACTCTTGATGGCAATACTAATACTGTAAAACAAGTAAGAAAGATTACCCCAAGGTTTTCTAGCACAGGGTCTGCTGAAGTATTTGTAGGAAGTTCTATGACCCCTGATGGTACATACACTTACAAGACACAACAAACTATAGACCCTGATACACAAAATAAAGTAGATGCTAGAGCCACAGGTAAATATATAGCTATTAAGTTTCAAAACACAACAGCTACAACTTTTGAATTAAACGGATATGATATAGAATATGAGGTAATAGGAGAACGATAAATGTCACAAGCACCTAAATATACACCTAATCCAGTGCCTGATAATCCTGAAGATTTACCACAATATTTATTACAAGAATTTCAAAAAATACAAGCAGCATTAGAAGAAAACCCTACCACATTTATAGAGGTTAAAAATGTAGCTCCAAGCAGAATAAAGCAAGGAGATATAGTATATGCAGATGGTTCTAATTTTAATCCAGGAAGTGCAGAAGGAGTTTACTTTAGAAATGCAGCAGGAAGCTGGGTGAAACTAGGATGAATTTTTTAACAGGTATAAATTCTAAAACTATAGACATGGTGTGGGAACAATGCGTTCCTTTTATAGAAAAAGCAGAAAAGCACAGCCAAGAAGAAATGACCGCTGAAGATATTTATTTTAAAGTTAAAGAAAAAGATATGCAGTTATGGGTTGTTTTTAACGAAGAAACAGATGTACTGGCTGTTGTAACTACAGAGTTAGTAAATTACCCAAGAAAAAAAGTTTGCAGAATAGTAACTTTGGGTGGAGAAAAAATAGAAGATTGGGTACACAGTATTTCTATTATAGAAGATTGGGCTATAGAAAATAACTGTCAAGCTATGGAAACTTTTTGTAGAAAAGGATTTAAGAAAAAATTACAAATTTATGGATATGAAGAAACATATGTAGTTCTAGGAAAAGAACTAACAACAATGCACTAATAGGAGATATTTATGAGCATGGGCGGTGGCGGAAGCCAAACACAAACAACAAAATCTGAACCTTGGGAAGCACAACAACCCTATTTAAGAGATATTTATACTCAAGCGCAGAATCAATTTAATCGAGGGCCTTTACAGTTTTTTCCAAATCAAACTTATGCTGACCCAACAGATACGCAATTAGAAGCAGAAAGATTACAAAAAGAAGCTGCTACAGGAGCTTCTTCAACTTTGTCAAGTTCTTTAATACCAGCTTTTCAATCACAATTACAATCTCCAACTCAAATTTTTTCTGACCCTATGTTTCAAGATTCTTTAAGAGCAAGTTTAACTCCGATTGAAGAAAGTACTTCAAGATTACTTCAACAAGCTCGTAGAGGTGCTACAGGAGCAGGACAGCTCGGTGGAACTCGACAAGGTATTTTAGAAGCTGAAGTATTAAAAGATATGTTAACTAAACAATCGGATGTTGCATCTAAAATGTATGGAGATATTTATGGAGATATTGCAAGAAACCAAGCGGTTACACTAGGACTTGCTCCACAAATAATGAGTACGTTAGCAGCTCCATCACAACTACTAGGACAAGTAGGAAATATAGAGCAAGCAAGGAATCAACAAGCAATAGATGATTTAAGAGCAAGGTTTGAGTTTGGGCAACAAGCTCCAGGTCAAGCATTAAGTCAATATGCTAACCTAGCAGCAGGTTCAATTATACCTGGAACAACAACACAAACAGCACCCAGACAAGGTGGTAATCCATTAATGGGGTTACTTGGAGCAGGGTTAGGGTCATTTTTTGGCCCAACAGGAGCTACCATAGGCGCTAGTTTAGGAAGCCAATTTTGACAATAGGAGATAATAATGGCAAGTATATTTGATGATTTAACACAAGTATTTAGTATGGATGATAAAACCTCAAGGCAAGGTTTTGCAAATCTTTTTAGAGATGACCCTAATGCAGGATTTTTAGACACCATGGCTAGAGAAGCTCAAATAAAAAGAGAAGCTGAAAGAGAAGCTATGATAAAAGCTAATACAGCCGCTGGAGGAATTAATCCCGATGATTCTTTTAATGCTTTTCAAGGCACTTTTCCTGGAAATGTAAACCAAGCTGTAGTAGGGATGCCTGATTATGGTGTTGATTTTTCTCAAATGAGCAATGTTAATACAGCTATGCCTAGAGTACCACAAGACCCTGGGATGTCTTTAAAACAAGCATATGATACATATGGTTTAACAGGTATGGCTAAAGGGTTATTTGGTTTTGGACAAGAATCAGGAGCTGGAGTTCCTGGAGCGGAAGGAGCAACCATGATGAATAGGTCAAACATAATGGATACTAGACAAGGTTTATTAAATGCTTTGCCCGATGGTTTAAAAGAAAGATATACAAAATTTAGTGAGGGGTTTGATAACTTATCACAAGAAGATGCTTTAGCTATGGTTGATGCTTATCAACAAATAACAGCACAAGAACCAACAAAATTTTCATCGGTAAACATGCCTTCAGCAGCATCTACAGGATATAGAATACCTATAGAAAACCTATATAACAGAGGTCTTTTAAAGATTTAAGGAGAATATAAATGGATTTAAAAAAATTATCCAAGAGTAATAATAAAAAAAATAAAAACATTTTTGCTGAAGAAATTAAAAAACGTAAAGCGGAAGTAAAAATAAGAAAAAAACGAGAAAAAATTGCAAAAGAAATGGGCCAGCCTAAAGGCTCTCCTAATAAAGCTCCAGTACCAACTGAGGGTAAATACACAACTGGTGTATATGGGTCTAAAGAAGGTAGAAGATTAAAGCCGCAACCATCTCCATTGTCAGCATATTTACAAAGAGGTTTACAAAGCGGTAAAGGATTACTAGGTACAGTAGGAAGAATACCAGGAATAGGTTTATTAGGTAATGCAGCAAGGTTTGCAGGCCCTATAGGTTTAGGACTTACAGGTGCATACATGGGGGCTAGAGCATTAGGTTATGACCCGCTTGGTCTTAATACTGAAGAGCCAAGAGAGCTAACATCAATAGGGTATGATTATAGAAATTTTATACAACCCCCTACTCCAGAAACAAGATTTTCACAAATATTTAATCCTACCGCTCAAGCAACAGGAAAAGAAATTATTAATGCTGCTTTAATGAGA